TCCTCCAATTGAGCGACTTTATCGGAATAAACCTTCCGACCAAACTCAAAGTACTTAAGTGCAACATTACTAATGGCTTCAGCGCTAGACTGTTCCATCGACAACACTTTCGACTTGAGGTGAGCGTGAAGCATCTTAGCGATACTCCCGTCCTCAATTACAGCTCGGTAAAGGTTAAACTCAGGATCCCACACGGCAAAATGCTTAAGGAACGAAGCGCTGCTCAAATGAATGAACGGCACGCTCTCGGCATCCTTCTCAGCCATGGTGTAGGTAATGCCAACTTCGGCAAATTCCTGGGCAATCCGGGTGTGGTTATAGGCATCAAAGCCTTCTTTCACCGTCATGATATTATCATCGCCATACGTCATCAACGCAACCACATTGGCGAACTTCGGTGTACTCCACCAGCCCTCATCTCTAGCGATCTTAAAGTAAACATAACGCATGTAAAGCGAGTTCACGATCGAGTTGATGATAACTGTAAGTGGATGTCCGCTCGGGTTAGACCCGAAAAACTGGACAATAGTACCGAAGTAATCATAGGTGGGGTAAAAGATCTCGGAAGCGATGCCTCTCATGATAACAAGGTCATCAGCATCGTAATTTCCTGATTTCTCAGCGATGGCGATCAGCAGCTTGAAAGCAGCGAGCATAAATTCAGGACTCATTCTGCCGTCAAACTTTGCGTAATCTCCAGCGATCGCACGGTCCCAACCGTACTTACCGATATGTTCGAATAAATCGGTCCACTCCGGCGATTGAACAACAGTTCCGACTGCACACTCAGTAAGGTTCTTATTCCTCTGAAATAGTGCCGCGATACTCAAAAAGTATTCACGTGTCAGCATAATGAAAGGCATGTTAGCAGCGGCGAAAACGCGCGCCTTCTTCTTGGTGAGCTTGGTAGGCTCATCCTTCAAAGATGCCTTAAATGTCGTGTTAATCGACTCTCCTGCGAGCAACTTGCTCTTCAATCGTGCTACCTCCTCCACAATGGAAGGATCAACGTCACGGGGGCACGAAATACCCTCAACGACGCGGTCGCTCTTTTCAACGACTTGTGTCTTAGGACCCTTAAAAGGAAAGCCCAAGGAGGTGCTAAAATTCATTGCATTCACTCCAAGGACTCCATCAAGTCCAGCCAAATTGGCATCAAGAGACACTTTTCCAACCTGACGCAGTTCTTGCTCCGAAAGACCATTCATTACTTGATCGTAATAGTCCTTGTAAGAGCGTTGAACCAACTCTGGATTAAACTTGGTGGCGGTGTCAACCTTTCCACTCATATCCAAAATCTTGTGGTCTTGCGATCCCAACTCATGTGGCTTTCCATGCTGCTTCTCGATTCCCATAATATCTTTAACGAAAGGGGAGATAACAGCTGTAACCACAGCGGAACTAGGTGAAGACCTAGGTTGGTTGTGCTGTCCATGGATCCTCATCTTGGATCCGGCTGGCATAGCACGGGTGGGACACTTC